ATAGAGGCGTACCGCGACGCGGCTATAAAGTGGATTGAGGATTACTGCAACACGCGACTCGGCGACGTGAGTGCCGTGGGCTACCTCGATTATTTCAAGCCCTCGCGTTTTCCGATTGGCCCAATTACGGCCATCAGTTCGGTGACGTATTTGGACACCAGCAACAGCACGCAGACGCTGGACACGTCCAAATATTGGTACGACATTAAAACGAACGCCGCTCGGATCACGTTTGACCAAGTGCCCGACACATACGACGACGCTTATCACCGCGTGCAAATTAACATGACGCTTGGTTACGCCGAGGCCGACATACCAAAGCCGATACTGACTGCTGTGCGCTGGATGGTGGCACACATGTACGAACAGCGGCAGCCCGTTGTAGCAGGTACGACCGTGGCCGCGTTACCAATTGGTTTATACGCTATCTTAAATCCATATCGCATTATTACGACGTCATGAGGATAGGCCAAAGCGACCGACGCATAACGGTGGAGCGATACACCACGACCACGAACGACTACGGCGAACGCGTGCAAACGTGGTCAACGCTGCTTACCGTTTGGGCGGAACTTATGAAGACGGGCGAAGGCATGACGGAACGAATTACGACTGACCAAGATATGCCCGTGCAACGGCTGCGCTTTAAGATTCGCAGCAGTAGCGACAGCCGAGGCATCAAAGCCGACGACCGCGTACTATACGCCTCGAAGTATTACAACATCCAAGGCATTGAGGAAGTTGGTAGAAACGACCAGCTCGTTTTGCTTTGTCAAATCTCAGGGACTTGATACACATTCACGCACATACGACGCCGCTTGAAAAGCAGCTTGCTGAGTTGCGTAAACAGGTGAAAAATCCGAAAGTACAGAGACGCATTCACCGTGGTGCTGGCAACGTCATCAAAAAGGAAATGCTCGGCAATATTTCCGACGCTAAGGAAGTAGTGCGAGTGCGCAGGAAGTCGGGGCCTGACCTCGATATACCTGTGGGGACTATGCGGCGGTCAATTCGCGTTTGGTTGATTGACAAGCAGCAAACATCGTACTGGGTGGGGCCTCGTGTTGGTCGCAGGATGCCGATTGACCGTGACGGCTGGTTCGCAAACATTGTAGAAGGCGGTGACCAAAAGTTTGGCCAAGGACGAAACAAAGGCGTATTTAGAAAGTCGATTATGAACGCGACGCCGAAAGCGTACAAGAAAGTCGTGGACGGATACAACCGAGCGATAAGAAAAGCAGCGAAAGCAAAAGCAAAAAAGGCATGAATATAGGCAAGGCGATATACGGCATTTTAAGCGGCACCACGGCGGTAACCGACATCGTTGGCACGAAGATTTTTCCTGAAATTGCCGAACAAGAAACGGCGGTGCCTTTCGTGATTTATCAGGTGCAAAGCGTGCAACCTGAAGATACGCACGATGGTCCGAGCAAGCTGGATGAGGTGCGCGTAGAAGTGCTTTGTTATGATGACGCTTATAACGGAGCGGCTGATTTAGCGAGCGCTGTGCGCGCCGCTTTGGACCGTGTAAGCGGAACGTACAACAGCGTCAATGTAGAAAGCGTACAATTCAATGACGTTGATTTCGAAATAGAGTACGATCCGCGCCGATACAGTCAGGTGCTTACTTTCACATTTCGCATAAAGCGCGACGACATCGAAATAGCGTTAGGCACGCCAATCACGGGCGCGCAGCTTGGCGATTTGTCCGACGTGGACGTAACAGGCGTTACGGATAACCAAATACTGAGTTACGACGCGGCAACGGGCAACTGGATTCCTGCTGCCGATGCTGGAGGCCCTGACGTACTCGACGACTTGAGCGACGTGGACACGGGCGAACCTGAGGACAACCAAATGCTGGCATATCAACAAGGCACGTGGAGCGCAATTTATCAGGACGAGATTACGCTGCCGATTGCGAGCGTGACGGGTTTGCAAGCGGCTTTAGATGACGCGCCCGATAACCTGCGGGAACTTACGGACGTGACGATAAGCACGCCAGCGGATGGTGATTATTTGCAGTACGATTCGGCTGCGGGCGAATGGCAAAACAGCAGCCTAATTATTGGCCGTAACGGTGAGCAATACACAGGCAACTATGACAGCGAAGCGGAAACGCTTTTAGACGGCGCGACGGACACGGTGGAGCTGTACTATACGGCACAGGCGGACGGCGACGGCTTGCACGAAGACGCTCAGACGGACACAGCGCAAAGCGGCTACGACATCCAGCGCAAACTGTACTATGCAGAGAAAGCTCAGGCCGACCCCGACACCAGCGGCGACTGGACGCAGTTCACCGCCATTGCCGATAACACTACGTTCGCAAATGCCAAGGCGGCTTTGCTTGCTTACCTGAAGGAACGCACAGGCGGAACTGTTCCGATTAGCCTCAAAATGACTTGGGAGGAGGTAGCGCAAGCTCCAGCCTTCACGGGTCTTTTGAATGAGAGTTACGGAAGCGGAGCAGAGGCGGCGTATTCAACGCGGCGGCTGAATGGCAACGTAACGGATTGCATGGTTATCCGCAGGGCTTCGGATTCGACGACTACTACGATAGGCTTTGACGGTTCAGGCAACATCGACGAGAGCGCGATAGAAACGTTCTGCACGGGTACTACGTGTACCGTGGTAACGTGGAAAGACCAAAGCGGAAACGGGAACGATGCGACGCAGAGCGACCCGACGAAGCAGCCGACGATTTACACGGGTGGCGCGTTGGTGAAGGAGAACGGCACGTTAGCGGTTGAGTTTTCAAGCGACACTTTAACTCTTGACTCATCGATAACGACGAATGCACTTTGCGTTTTTTCCATGCACGTAGATAGTAGTAACCAATATTTCCCTTTAAGACAGGGAACAACTAACTATGTTTGGTTTCATACATCTTACGGACAATTACGTGCTTTGATGGGAGGTGCATTTGCCATAGATAATTACAGTTCAAAAGGAACAATGGGCTTGCGTACTTTTATAAAAAAAGGAACAAGCGGAAACGAAGCTTTGAGCTACGTTGACGGATTTAATATAACGACAGCGGGATACGAAACATTAGACACCGAAACGGGAACGTTTACCCAGTTAGGAGCCTACACGGGTAAAAGTCAGGAGGTTATTGTATACACGTCCGACAAATCCAGCGTCCGCACCTCCATTGAAGAAAACATAGGCGACTACTTCACCCAAAACACGCCACTGCTCGACACGTACAGCGGGGCGGCGGCGGCTTATTCCTTGCGGCTTTTGGACTCTAGCTATGTTGGTTCAGCGGTAGAAGTTTACAACGGCTCGAGTTATGCGGACATCGGCTTCAACGTATTCGGCGAGTTGGATACGGTTGCACTTGCTGCGCATTGCGGAAGTAACGATGGGTTTGTAAGTACTTGGTACGACCAATCAGGCGGCACACTCGGAGATTTAGAGCAAACATCAACAAGTCAAATGCGGAAAATTTACGACGGCGCTACTGGTTATCTTGGTTCTTTAGAAAAAGCAGGCAGCGGCGGTTATTATCGGCCTTCTGCAAGCTCTACAATATCCCAACCATTTTCAATATTTGGGGTTTACGATTTTGGCGGGCTTCCTGATGATTATTTTTTCGACGGCTATGGAAGTTCAAACCGTGTTGGAATCTTGGATAATTCCCCTCAAAACGGAACACAAATTTTCGGCGGAGGCAGTATTTATGGGGCAAGAAACATAACGGGAAAAACGATTACTTCTGCTATTTTTAACGGCGCGAATTCTGCGGTCTCTGTTAATGGTGAAACCGCTGTAACGGGAACGTTGACAGGTGACTTTGACTTTATAACACTTGGCGCGAGATATACAACCACTGCCACATCAACACTCGATAAAGTTTACGAGTTTGTTTTATATGAAGATGCCAAAAACGACACCGACCGCGTAGGCATTCAAAACAATTTAAACGGTTATTATTCAGCATACTGATGAACGGATATATCATCGTACTTCCAACCGCCACGCAGACAAGCGAAGCACGGGCAAAGCAAATAACGCGAGAACTCTACAACATCTCGCGACCCGTTCTCATTCAGGCAGAAGGCGAAAAGGCGTCAACCGTGTTCGGGATTGTAGTCCACCCCGACGGAATCCA